CGTGTCGAGAAGATACGAAGCTTAGCTAACTTTTTAGCAAGTGATGAGGCTAAAGCGTGATTGAAATGAAAGACATAAGCGACAAGCTTTATTGGACAAAAGGCCGTGAGGCCGGGGTTGAGGTAGAACGCAACCGAATCCACAAATCAATTTATGGTTACTTTCGCCTATTTGACGGTGCATCAAACAGAACTCACAAAATCAGCGAAGCGGAACTAATGACCCTAATCCAAACGGAAGAACAAAATGGATGATGAGATAAGCAACAAGCTTTACTGGACACTAGGCTACGAAGCTGGGGTCGAGCTAGAGCGTGAGCGCATCATAAAGGTAATGAAAGACCTAGCTGCAACCAGAGATATTTTGCAGACACTAAGTTACCCATTTCTTGCTGAGGAAATAGAAGCAGCTATTAAGGGGGGACAAGATGACTGAGCCAAACGATTACCTAGGCTCACTTGACCCTGACGAGCTACAGGCAGAGCAAGAGTTCCTAGATAATCACTGGTCTAACGATTTACTTGACGCACCACACGCACTAATTGCGGTCATAGAAACCAAGATAGCCAGAGCGGTAATTGCAGAGCGTGAACGCATTATTAAGATACTAGAAAATCATAGAATCTCAATAAAAGACATAAGCGTTGAAAACTGGATTGGGCTATGGCACGATGCTATAGCAAAAGTCAAGGGAGAGCAGAAGTGAGAGAACAAAAAAAGCACAACAATAGGCTTAAGTGTTATGCCTATCTGCCAAAAGTAACTTTCAAAAAACTAGGCAATCAAGTCAAGTGCCTTTATTGTAAAAAACTGCATCTTTTAACTATGAATGACCAAGGCATCCCATTTTGGAAACCACAAAAAAAACAAAAAGATGACTACGAAAACACGGTCAGAGATTATGACTAAGAAAACACGGTCAGAGATTGGCAGGGAAGCTAGTGCATACTTCGCACCTAATTGGCACTTATGTCAGAACTATACCGAAAACGGTAGTTTCCTGACAGTCCACAAAAACATAAAAGCCAGCATCCACAAAAATGCACAAGACTCCACAATAGTAAAATGTAACTTTTACGACACAAAGGCCATAGTAACCGATTGGTTACAAGTGTTATCAAACCCCTTGCGATTGTTTAGAGGGCTAAACGATTGTAAGCACTACCTTTTTCACCCTCGCCAAGCTACCTTTTACACCTACACGAAAGGAACTAAATGAGCATCAACGAACTAATCGCTACAAGTAGTCATTACGCATACAACTCAGGAAAAATGTCTGAGCGCAGCAGGGCAATTCGGTTAGCCACATTCTTAGCAGAGACGCAAGAGTCAGGCAAAGGCGAGTCACGCGAAATAGTGTACCTATCTGACCTAATTCAATACATCAACGATGAAAGCGAAAAATGAAGAAAAAACAGGTGCTTACTACCTCAGAGATGATTGACCAGATAAGCATCTTTGCAGAAGCTCTGGCTGGACTAAAGAACTCCCTGGTAGCACAAGGCTTCAGTGAAGAAATAGCAGCCGAGATAGTGCTTCAGTCACTAAGAAAGCAGGCAAACGGACAATGATTAAAAACCTAAACCACAAGATTCAGTTGGACTTCGAGCAGGCTGCCGGTTTGCTAACGCACGACTTAGTTTGGTCAGAGGACTTTGAATCCATCAGGGTACCTTTGGCAGCGTTTATCGCTTCTAAGGCGCAACTAGGCGCTGCAAACGATGTAACTCTTATAAAGCTAGTAGACGCGCTGTTGTCAACAGAGAACGACTTCACAATCTAATGAACGACCTAGTTAACAACCCAAGCCACTACACAAGCCACCCGAGCGGCGTAGAAGCCATAGAGATTACTAGGTGGATGTCCTACAACCTAGGGAATGTCATCAAGTACGTTTGGCGGGCAGACCTAAAAGAGAACAACGTGCAAGACCTAGAGAAAGCTCAGTTTTATCTAAACGATGAAATCAAACGACTGAAAGGCAAAGATGCTTGAAGGACTAGAAAGACCGCAAAGTAAGGCGGTGTATTGCAAGATAGAAATGACACTATCTGAACTGGAACCCGGAGACAAAGACATCCTAGCTGTTGCATTAGCCGACACTCAGAACTGGCCTGCTAGCACACTCTCAACACAGCTTCGCCTAAAAGGGCTTAGCCTTGCCGACGTTACTATAACCAAACATCGAAGGCGAGCTTGCGCTTGCTACAGGGGATAGGCTGTAATAATGCTAGAGAACTTAGAACCTGCACCGACAATGAAGGTGCCAAAAGACTTTCGACCCGGCGTTCAGTACGAGGGCAACGAAGGCACTGCAACAACAGAAGGTCTGGCGGAGCAGCCTAATTTTGACGACTTCCTGTTAGAGCGTGGCTATCCTCCCGAGGAATACGAGATTATCGGCACCCCTAGGACTTCGCAGTGGCAACAGCGCGAAGGCGGCGAATACCTAACTTCCTACCGCTTCACTTTTCGGAAGAAAGTTGCAGATTTAGACCTACCTGCCCTGTTTTCAGTCGCAAAAAGGACCAAATCGGCAGTAACTCGCAGAAAAGCAAAGGTAAGCGAAAAGGCTCTCATTATCTGCCCTGCTGACTTTCAGGTCGGCAAGGGTGCAAGCCGAGGTGGTCACGAAGAACTAATTGCAAGAGTCTTTGAAAGCTTTGGCAAGATTGAAACTCAGATGAAACAAGGCTACGAGCGCATCTACATTCTCGACATGGGCGACATTATTGAGAGCTTTGATTCAAAGGCTAAGTTCGAGCAAGTTCAGTCAAACACCCTTAGTCCTATGCAGCAGACAGATTTAGCAGCGTCGCTAATGTTTGAGCTAATCAAGCTGGCAGCCAAGTACGCACCAGTTACCTACGGCTCCATAGCCTCGAACCACTGTCAGAACCGCTTTATTGGTCAAGCAGTCGGCAAGCCGGGACTAGATGACTGGGGCATAGTCATCTTGCAGCAGCTCAGACGCCTGACAACCGAAATTGGTATGAATGTTGACTATCTGATACCACAACCAGATGAAGAAGGCTTTGCGTTTCAGTACGGCGTAAACACTATCGGCGCGGTCCACGGGCATCAGGCAGCACGTCCGGCAGGTGTAAAAAAGTGGTGGAGCGACGCATCATTCGGTAATCAGTGGGCATCAGCCTGTGACGTTCTAATCTCAGCGCACTTTCACCACCTTGCTATCGAAGAACTTGGTCAGCGTCACGACGGCAATGGCTCAAAGTTCTGGGTGCAGTGTCCTACAAGCGACAACGGTAGCGACTGGTATCGGCGCAAGTCAGGTCAAGACAGCAGCACTGGCATACTTACAATGGAGCTTGACAAGCACACACCCTTTAGCGGCACGGTGACAAAGCAATGACCGACTGGGAGATGCTTGCAAAGGGCATGAGAGAAAAAGCTTTACTAAGCGAAGCCCCTGACACTATCTATGAGATGGTCTATCAGCCAAGCGAAGAACAAAAAAAGATGTACTTCAATGCTGGCAGATGGGCAGGCGGCTCACGCGACTACGCGGCAAGGCAGGCTTTTATGAAACTGCAAGAGTTAGGCGACGCATAGTGCCAAGCTACCTCTACGAGTGCGGTTGCGGTCAGTCTTACGACGTCACCCACTCAATACACGACGACCCCAAGATAACCTGTGACAACTGTAGGGGGGGCATGGTCCGTAGACCTCAGAGCAGCTTGCTAAAGTTCAACGGCTCAGGGTTCTATGTCAACGACAAACCGCAGTCAGAAACAAATAAATAAACTTACAGTTCTAACTTGACAAACATTCAGTCACAGACCATAATATAGGCAGACGGAAAAGCCTTTTGGTTCGTGTGTCGTATGTGTTTCTTTCTTGGTTGTCCTTTGTCGGTTCCGTCTCCCTGAGTAGGGGTCTAGCGTACTTTCATCAGTCCCTCTAGGCCCCTTTTCTCATACCCTGTTAGGATTCAGTCATAATGGCATTTAAGAAACCTTGCTTAGATTGCGGTCAGTTATCCTACGGGAGCCGCTGTCAGGACCATGAGCGCCGCTTACAGCAGCTACGCGACATAAAGCGAGCAGGCAAAAAGAAAGCTCTTTACAACTCTGAGTACCGCAAGCAGGCGGCTATCGTTCGCGCTACTGCAATTCAGTGCCACATCTGTGGTGACGGCGCTCGCCTAACTGACCCTTGGCAAGCAGACCACTTAGACCCCGGTAATCCGGCTTCAGCACTTGCAGCAGCTCACAGGTCTTGCAACGCCTCGCGTGGAGACAAACCCCTTACCTAGAATTCAGTCAGATAGAAAAAGCTGGAATTCAGTCAGAAATAATCTGTAGGGGCAAAATACCCCCCAAAAAAAGTAAAAGACCCGTTTATAACGATTTGGTAACGGTGTCTTGACATACCCGTACCCGGTGTAATGCTTGGCTCTAACACCGACAGAAAGGGAAAAGATGTTGACACTAGAACAGATAGCAGAAATAGAAACCAAAGCGTCAAGTTATGGTTGCGGCGCTTATAACTGCACTGCTTGCTCACCGTTGCAATACCGTTGCGCGGATTGCTACCACGAAGATGAGCCGTTTGAATTCTCTGCACCAGTTCTAAATGGCACACAAATAGAGTGCGAACAATGTGGTTGGATAAACAACGAAGATGAGCAACACACGGAAGAACAACTAAGAATGTTTGCAAAATACAACCAAACGACAAGGGGCTAACTAATGAATAAAAAAGTGACACTAAACCTAGAAATTGAATTTTACACTCTAGACAACGATGACTTCTACAGTCAGAACGCGGCACTAAGTGACGATGAACAGTTGGAGATAGTCAAAGAAATGCTAATTACTGAGATAGACGAAAACATACAAATAGACGGACTCTGGTCACACGTAATTGCAGAAAAGATAGAAAATTACAATGACTAAGGATTGCCCAAACCACAATGGCAGCTACGATTGTACGCCATTTTGCCAAGTATGCGAGGGCAACCAGACCTACAACGAAAAGGAAAGCTAATGAGAAAGCAACTAGAAAGCCCGGAATTCTACGTAAATTGCGACGGCGGCGAGTATGTCTGGCACGGCCCTAGGTTTAGCGTGGTCCGATTTGGGCAGATTGAATTAGTAGTACCTGGTTCTTTTGGCCAAGGGCAGCTTATTGAATACACGCCCGATTTGTTGGAGGCAGGAATAAAAACCGACCAACAATTAGCCGTGGCCTATGGAAACCAGACAAACTTTGAAGACTCACGCCCGTATTTTGAAATAGAAGAAATGGGGGTAGAGTCGTACGAGTTTTGCCGGAATAGCTACGAAACCCTAAGCGAGGCAATAGCCGCCGCCAAAGAAATGGAGAAAGCATAATGAGTGAAGCACTAGAAACTTACCAACTAAGCGATGACCAAAGAATAGTTGTTTATCAAGACGATGATTATTTTGATTACCTAACGGAATGGGACCACGACTTTAGCGTTTTTACGATTAGTTCTGCAACGAATTTAGGCAACCTAGAGTTAGACAATTTCGGCATAAACGAACGACTAATGGCCGTAATGGAATGGCACGAACATAGTTGGAACCACGAAACAACCAACAAGGCATTAGGCAAGGCCATAGAACGGGCCGGGTACGACTATAAATTCCTGACCCTACAAGGGTATAGCCAAGGCGAATGGCATTATGTAGTTGCCTATTGGGAAAAGGAACTTATAGGCGATGCAAGTGGCACTTTGGACGAATTGTATTCTTGGTATCGCGCAGGGACGGCAATTGTAAGCCTGCAAACCAAGGTTGTTTATACCGCGTTAGACGGCAGAACGATAGAAGAATGGGACAGAGAAGAGTCTGTAGGGCAAGTGTTGTTTACCGACGGTTACCCGCTTAGCAAAGAAAATGCTATGGAGATTTTAGGAATGGTGAACGCATAATGGCAAAACTAACCTACGCCGCGTATGTAAGCGAGCAACTACGCCCTTACTCTAAGCAAGAACAACAGACTATGAGGAAACACTATTGGGGAGAGCGTGAACGCGTTTACAGGTACGACACCTACGCAACCTACGCCAAGGTCCGACGCTTGACTTACGATGACCCGCCGGAACTCTACGCGGAACTTATGGAACAACCGTGGCACAAACCAGTTGTAGGCGCGGTGTTTGCAGCCGGGGTATTTACTTGGTTTATCGGCGCAATAACACTTGGCTCACTTGGAGGGAAGAAAGACTAATGAATAAAGCACAACTAATAGACGCGACACTTGTTGATTGGCAGGTGGAGGCAGACGGCAAACTAGCTTGGCTCGAGGGTGAAGATGACCTAAGCGTAAGAGTTTGGGAAACAAAGAAAGGGGGGGGCGGCAAGGTAATCGCGGTGTCGCACGTTTCTAACGATTGGTTTATCTCGCTTGGCACCGATTGGCGTAAGTGGATAAACATAGCCATTACTTACTCTCAACTATCTGCAAAGGATTTTGGACCGGGCGGCAGCGAGGAAGAGTTCTGGCACTACGCAAACGCCTACGAAAAGTTCGGCACTGACCCTATGTTTGGCTGCACCAAAGACGGTATTTATTGTCACGTCGGACCAGAAATGGTGTTCTGTGAGTACACTGACGGGCGCTACGATTTGTTTGACCAAGGTGTACACGCTTTTGCAGGCACACCTAGCGGGCTTATAGACGCTTACCAGAAACTAATAAATGACATAAAGCTATTCGGGAGGCCAAATAATGATGATTGAGCAAGAGACATACACGGTAACAACAAAGAGCGGCGTTACAACGTTTTACAACGCGGATAACCTAGTAGACGCTTGGTTGCAGGCGTTTCAAGATTACAAAGATGTAGACGCGGTACGGCTATCTTTCTACAAGGAATGGATGTGTGGAATAGATTGCGGCTATGACGCTGACGGGCGTCATTGGAAGAAAGATGACGAAAACGTAAAGCAATACGCAAAATAAATTCTCACCGGAAAAAAGTACAAATTCGGTCAGAAACTTATTAGGCGCGCGGCATACGGGCCTGCACGCACACACGCGAGCGCGCGACCCGAACACTTGTTCTATTGTGAACCCCCGTCCCAAAAAGGCGGGGGCTTGCGGCGTTAAGGCACGCCCGGCAGCCACTTGCGGGTTTATAACGATTTGATAACGAACTGCAACACTTGCGCCTTAAGGACGCAAAAAGCCCTAACTTTGTTTTTAGCACCGGGAGACACCCGGGCAACGACAAGGGGACACAATGACAAAGACAGTAAAGACAAAAAGCGTTAGTGGAAGCGGTACGGTTGCAGCCGCTTGCTTTCTAGGGGTTGCATACTTGGCTTATCTACTTACGCGCATTCTGCAAGAGAATCCCGGGATAGTTCTAACTATTATGGACACTTACCGATGACCGCCAAAGGCACGCGCCGGGCAGCTATCGCCTTAGCCCTTGTTGGCTATGGCCTAGCGTTTATAAATCCCGGGCTAGGACTAATCGCCGCGCTATCTGCCGCGGTGTTGTATCTGATGACAATGACAAGGAGTAACTAATGAAAAACGAACTAACCCGTAAAAAGCTCAACTATTGGCACGTTACGGCCCAAGGGTTCTCTTGCGGCTATGACGAACGTTTTGGCGACTGGAGCAATGAGCGCGGCAGCTATGGAATTCTCTCAAAAGAAGGCTGCTATCACGTAAGGGGATACGACACCCAAGGCGAACACTTTTGGCTAACGTTTACTTATCTAGCTGAAGCACGCCGCGCTTTTGCAAAATACGCCAGACAATACCGACAAACAAAAACGCCTAATAAAGGGGGCAACTAATGCCAAGAGTAACCACCGATGAAGCGCCTAATTGGATAAGGCAGCGCCTAGCTTTTACAACTAACGGCGCCTTAGCCGCCACTTATCGCGGCCTAGATTACGTTGTTACGAGCTACACCAACGCCCTAGCCGTTGTTCTGCCGGACGGCGCTATCTTCTACAATGACGCGCTTTATAGCAAGACAACAAGCCACCACCAAGCGATTACCCGGGACGGGCTACAAGGCCCCGGGATACGCGTTAGATACGATAACCCGGCAGAGTTTGCAGCGGCAACCGGGCATCACGCCAGACTAAGAACGCACTAACCGACAGAGAGAGAGAAAGAAAATGGCAATTTATCAAGTGACTATTAACGTGGAATACAACGGCGAACTAGAAGCCGATAGCAAAGAACAGGCGGAAGATCTGGCGTGGACCTCGTACGGAGATAACGACGGCAGCGCCCTAACGTATTTTGGCGTGGACTCTATAATCGTTGAACGTATGGACCAAGACGAAAGCGAGAGCGACTAATGAGAGCAGCGGGCAACCTAGCGGGCGTAACATTCATAAGCCCCCCCCCGGGCCACCGGGACCAAGTGCAATGGCAGAAAATAATTACTGAAAGCGGTTATTTTTTCACGGTTGACGCGATGCGGTGGTTTTCTTCGCGGATACTTTGGGATACGCTCGCGCCAATAGGTAAAGATTATCTTTTCGTGAGTAGCGAACAAGACACCTACACCAGTCAACCACGGACCTACACGGTGAGAGTTTGGACAATGGCCACCGGAGTGGACGAGATAGGCGACTTTGGAATGTACGACAGCCGGGCGGCAGCCTTGAAAGCGCTCCGGGAGGTCCTACAAGCCCAACAGGCGCGAGCTAACTAGCCAACCGATAGAAACACCCCAACCCCCTAGGCCTAACGGCTTAGGGGGCTTTTCTATGCCCGGTGAACTAACCCTGGCAGTCTGCCGCGCCGCCCACTGCCCCCGGCACCGACTGAAGCAACCCGGCGAGCGACCCGGGCAACCCGGCAGCCCGGCCCCGTTATCTGTTACGGCTTAGCCAGGCACGCCCTAAGGCTCTGAGCGGCATTCTAAGGCGATAGCACCGCGCCCGGGGTTACCATACCTAGGACCGGGGCAAACTGCCCACAGTCGGCAACCTAGCACCCCCCACGGCACTCCCCCGGAGTGGGTCCAGCCTTGACCTGCCGGAGCTTCAGGCACCCCGGCGCTGCTGTCGCGTATATTCCTGCGAAACTAAAGTTTTATGGTAGCCTGATTTGCATGGGTAGACCACCGAAACCAATCGAGCAAAAGAGACTGCTAGGAAACCCCGGACAGCGCAAGCTTCCTGATGCCCTAGCAACCATCTCTGTACCGGGAGGGTACGTGCCACCACTACGTGACCTAGGCGAAGCAGGGCTAACGCTATGGGATTCCATCTTTGAGAAGGGCGAGCTGTGGATTAGCAGCCGCACAGACACTCACTTCTTGCAGATGGTTTGCGAGCAGCATGACCGCAGGCAGATGCTTATGCAGGTTGCCAACGCTGACCCTGAGAACTGGCGAGTGTTTAGGCAGCTACACGACTTAGAGGTAATGATTAGCAACAACATGGGCAAGCTCGGACTCACGCCAGCAGACCGCACCAAGCTTGGATACGCCGAGGTAAAGGCTCGTTCTAAGCTAGAGGAACTGCAACATAAGTGGAGTGCCAATGACCAACTGGCCACCTAGATGGATAACGCCTGTACCCGACGAAGCTCTTGCAAGCTCGCACGGCATGAAGGCGTCTGATTTTATAAACACCTTTGCTGTAGTTACAAAAGATTCAGTCGGAGGTAAGGCAGGTTCGCCAATGCGCCTTAGACCTTGGCAGATGAACTTGCTAGACAATGCCTTTGCTTCTGAGGGCGATGGCTTTAGGCACTCAGTCTCACTTGTCGGTCAGCCTAGAAAGAATGGCAAGTCTGCGCTCGCGTCCGGACTAGCACTCTGGTCATTGCTTACTGGACCCCGGGGGGGTGAGGTTTACTCTTGCGCTGCTGACAAGGACCAAGCCCGCATCGTATTCGGTGAAGCCAAGAAAATGCTAGAACACGAACCTGAGCTTGCTGAGATGTCAAAGATTTACAGAGACGCGATAGAGATACCTTCTACTGGTTCGGTCTACCGAGTTCTATCTGCCGAAGCCTTTACTAAAGAGGGGCTGTCTCCCACAATGGTCATCTTTGACGAGCTTCACGCTCAGCCGACTCGCGAGCTGTTTGACGTAATGCAACTTGCTCAGGGCGCACGCGGCAACATGGCAACGATGTTCTGTATCACAACCGCTGGTCAGAAGTCAGACAAATTAGGGCAGGACTCAATTGCCTACAGCCTCTATCAGTATGGACAGAAGGTTTCGCGAGGTGAGATAGAGGACCCGCGTTTCTTCATGGCGTGGTGGGAAGCAGAAGCAGACGCGGACTATAAAGACCCTAAGACATGGGAAGATGCCAACCCCGGCTACGGAGATATCAACAGCATTGAGGACTTCAAAAGCACAGTCTTGAGAACGCCAGAGGCGGAGTTCCGTACCAAGCGCTGCAACCAGTGGGTGTCAAGCAACTTGACTTGGCTTCCGGCTGGCTCATGGGACGCCCTAGAAGGCGAGCGAGAAATAACACCTGACGACGAACTTATTATCGGCTTTGACGGCTCGTTCAGTGGTGACACAACTGTGCTTGTCGGTTGCACTGTAGAAAAGGGCGATAACCCACCTCACCTGTTTCTAATCAAGGCGTGGGAGAAGCAGCCTACCGACGACAACAACTGGCGAGTCAACATCACAGAGGTAGAAGATACAATCATCGCTTTCTGCGCCTTGCACCCTAAAGTCCGAGAGGTTGCGTGTGACCCTTATCGCTGGCAGCGCTCTATGGCAATCCTTGAGGAAATGGGACTACCGATTGTAGAGTTCCCATCTACTTCTGCCGCCCGAATGGTAAAAGCTTCCGCAACTTTCTTCGATGCGGTTATGGATAACAAGCTGACACACTCTGGTGACCCCTTGGTCGCTAGACACCTAGATAACGCTGTCTTGAAGATAGACAGCATAGGTCCCCGAATAGTAAAAGAAAATAGAAAGTCCAACAGGCGCATTGACGCTGCCGTAGCTGCCGTGATTGCTTACGATAGGGCTACCGCAGGTAGAATGGAAGAAATAGTGCCTCAAGTATTTGTATAGGCGGTTATGTTAGTAATAATTTTGCAGGTTTTAGGCGCGGCTTTGATTTCAGTCGGTGCCGCAATCGTTTGGCTACCCGCTGGCTTGATGCTCGCTGGTGCTGCCGCACTCCTTTTCGGAATCGCTATGGAGCGTAAGTAATGCTAGGAAACTTCTTTGAAAAGCGAGAAGTAAACTTTCAAACTATCTGGGGTTCAGGTGACTACGAAACTGGACAGTCCCTATCTGGAACCGCAATAAACTCTGAAACCGCAATGACTGTCAACGCAGTCTTTTCCGCTGTTTCTCTCATCTCTGACACCTTGGCAACTTTGCCAGTGGACGCATACATACGTCGGGATGGCGCTAGGTACCCTCTTAGACCAAAGCCAACGTGGGTCAACAAGCCAGACGTGGACACAACCCGCGAAGCCTTCTACGGCTCTGCTATTGTTTCGCTGCTCTTAGACGGCAACACCTTTATTCGCATTTATCGCAACGACAGTGGGCAAGTAGTAAACCTAGTAATACTAAATCCGATAGATGTAGAGATTAGACGCAACGGCTTAGGCCGAGTCA